TGGTCTAGGAATGGATCCTAACAACCCCTAAATACTAAGTAGCTTAAGATATTGAAATGTCTGCTGACTGGTATAAAGAACAACCCAGTAATAGAAACTTCTTAAACCCTATTGGGTATCTCCTAAAACTAGAAAAGTTTGAAGGAGTAGATTTCTTTTGCCAAGGAGCAAATGTCCCTGACATTAACATGCCCAGTATTGATGTAGCAAGTCCTTTTAGGAATTTGCCAATCGTACCTGGTGGCGGTGTTACTTTCGGGGATTTTTCTGTGCGTTTTATTGTTGACGAAGATCTCAAAAATTATTATTCAATTCACAAGTGGATGAGAGATAATGGTAATGCAGATCAAATGGCAAGGACTACACCTGAGGTAGACATCTATACAAACGGACAACTACACATTGTTACATCACAATACAACCCAGCTTTCGTTGTAGAGTTTAGGGATCTATTCCCTGTGTCACTGACAAATTTACAATTTGATGCTACAATAAGTGATGTAGAGTACATAACTGCAGAGGTAGTGTTTAAACACCAGCAGTTCTTTATTCGTGATAAATCTATGCAACCTTTATGAATTTTGAATCTCTTCGTAATAAATTTGACAAGTTAAGAGCAGACTGGGCGGAAGATTCTGCAGTTGATTTTCAATTCAAGAATAAACAGTATAGCACAGATTTGGGACAACTTGCATTAGACATCCCTTTTCAACACAATAAATACTTAAACCATTACACTGACATTCAGCAGATCAAAGCTTCACTGGAATTTGAGATCCGCAAATTGGTTAGAGAAAAGCGTGAGTATTATTCGGGTGAGGCAGATGCCAAAACCTACGCAGCAAAACCATTTGGATCACACATAAAAACTTCTGAGAAAATGAAAACCTACCTTGAGTCTGATGATGAGATCATCAACCTTGAGGCGAAGATAAAGTATCTGGAACAGATGCTGTATTGGTTGGATCAGGTCATGAAACAAATTTCAAATAGAGGTTTTCAAATCAAGAGTGCCATTGAGTGGGAAAAATTTGTTAATGGACAATAATGAGATACGGTCTTGATATTAAAGTAGAACAAATTGATGAACATCTTTTAGATAAACTATCACAATTTCAACTACAAAAAAGGATTGCGTTTGGTACTAAAAAATTTAGATCTTCCAAAATTTCTTGGATCAATGATGAGTCAATAAGAAAAGATTTTCTTAACATAGCACAAAAAGTAAATGTAGATGCCAAATGGTTTTTAAATATATTTTATTGTGAACCGTTACAGATGACATTTTATGATGAAGGAGATTATTACTGTTGGCATATAGATCAAGGTTTGCCAAATCTATATCCAGATAATAATTTTTATGGTTGTAGAAAAATAAGCATGACTTTATTTTTATCAGATCCAGAAGAATATGATGGTGGCGAATTTGATTTAGAAATAGGTCGTCCATTAATGGAAGGCGAGGAAGACAAGTATGAAAGAGTGCAATCATACAAGGGAAAAAAAGGCACTGCAATATTTTTTAAATCTGATTATTGGCACCAAGTTCGTCCAGTTAAATCTGGTAACAGAAAATCTTTAGTAGCATGGTTTGCAGGTTCACCTTATGTCTAATCTTAGAATTAAAAAAAAGAATGAAGTATACATTACTATCCATTCTGAAGAAGAGCATGTTCATAGAGAACTGTCAGACTACTTTACCTTTGAGGTTCCTGAAGCTAAGTTCCTGAAAAAGAATCCCAGATACAAATACTGGGATGGAACTATTCGTTTGTATTCACCAGGCACTGGAGAATTATATCATGGTCTAATGAGTCATGTGCAAGAGTGGGCGGATGAAAAACAATATACTGTAGAGTATGAGAAGAATGACTGGTACGGAGATGTAGAAGACGATAACAAATTCGTGTCTCCTGCTGGTGTCAAACATTTTATGGATAAGATATGCAATATAAAACCTCGTCCATACCAATACAAGGCAGTTTACGAAGCTTTAAAATATAATCGTAAGTTACTTCTTTCTCCTACGGGATCTGGGAAATCTCTCATGATCTACTCCATAGTCAGATACTATGCTGCCACCGCAAAGAAGATACTTATAGTCGTCCCAACTACATCCCTCGTTGAGCAGATGGTCAATGATTTTATTTCTTACGGGTGGAATGCTGACGACTTTGTACATAAGATTTACTCTGGTAAGGATAAGAATACTGATAAACCAATCATCATTTCTACTTGGCAGTCTATCTACAAGTTTCCTAAAAGATACTTTGATGACATTGATTGTGTGATTGGCGACGAAGCACATCTCTTCAAGTCAAAATCATTGACAGGTATCATGACTAAACTACACAATGCTAAGTACCGTTTTGGTTTTACTGGAACACTTGATGGTAGCAAGACGCACAAGTGGGTACTAGAAGGATTGTTTGGTGATTGTGAAAGAGTTACTAAAACAGATGATTTAATCAAGTCTGGTTATCTTAGCAACTTCAGAATCAAAGTGTTGCTTTGTGACCACGCTCCTCAATATTTTGAATCATATCACGATGAGATGGAGTATCTTGTGGAGCATAGAGGAAGAAATAACTTGATTAAAAATCTAGTTGATGATTTAAAAGGAAACACTCTCGTGCTCTTTAACTATGTAGAGAAGCACGGAGAGCCACTTTACGAGTTAATAAATAGCACTATAGACCCAGAACGAAAATTGTTTTTTGTTCATGGTGGTACTGATGTAGAGGATAGAGAAGAAGTTCGTCAAATTACTGAAACTGAAGATGACGCTGTTATCATAGCATCTTACGGAACGTTCTCTACAGGTATTAACATTAAACGATTACACAACATTATTTTTGCATCTCCTAGTAAATCACGCATTCGTAACCTTCAGTCTATAGGACGTGTGTTAAGGAAAGGTGAGGGCAAAGACATCGCAACCTTATATGATATTGCTGATAACATCGGCGGTCAAAATTATACACTTCGTCATTTAAACGAAAGAGTCAATATTTACAATGATGAAAATTTTAAGTATGAGGTTATTAAAGTAAACCTAAGAGCAAATTAAATATGGAAGAAGAATTTATTGCAACCATAAAACTTACTACTGGAGAAGAGATTGTATCTAAAGTTTGCTACCTAGCAGATGAAGATAAAATTATGCTAGAGAATCCTCTTCAAGTAGATGCAGCTAAACAAAGAAAAGGACAATTAGAAATTTCTGGATTCTCTTTTAGAGAATGGATTTGCGCGTCCTTTGACAACATGTATATTCTCAATAGGCATCATATTCTTACAATGACTGAAATAGAAGGTCCTATTGTAGATTTCTATGAGAAAACATTACAAAGAATACAAAACGGAAAGACCTTAAACGGAAATGGAGGGAAGTTACCTAGAGAATCTGGGTATCTAGGATCCGTAAAGGATATGAAAAAATCTTTAGAGGATATCTTTAATAAAAGCTAATACCTTTGTCTGAACCTCTACAAGGTTAATTGTACTGAGGTTTGTAAGGTTTGTCAAGTACCTTTACAAATTCATTTCTATGTGCTACCATTAAGACATGATAATGGTAACCAACCCATGGCATTTAAAGCAGTAATGACACGAAAAAAGACTGAATACTACGTCAACAATAAAGAGTTCCTTGCTGCGATCACAGACTATCGTCAAAAGGTTCATGCTGCTAAAGAAGCTGGTAAACCTCGTCCAAGAGTCACTAATTATATTGGTTCTTGTTTTCTAAAGATCGCAACGCACTTGTCGTATAAACCGAACTTCGTCAACTACATGTTTCGCGAAGACATGATCTGTGACGGCATTGAAAATTGCCTCCAGTATATTGACAATTTTGATCCAGAAAAATCCAAGAACCCTTTCGCTTACTTCACTCAGATCATTTACTATGCATTCTTGCGTAGGATCCAAAAGGAGAAAAAACAACTAGAGATCAAAGGAAAGATTCTAGAAAGGTCAGGATATGATGAAGTTATGCACACTGACAGATATGAAGGTAACATGTCAGGTATGAATGCTTCCTATTCTGATATGGGTAGCATTAAAGAAAACATTGAAACTAAAATGAATCGCTAATGCCTGACCCGAATGCCTTATATGATGACATGGAAAAGCTTAATGCTCTCTATGAAGAACTGTGTTGGGATCATGATGACGAACTAGTCTTCACCCACGACGGTAAAAAAGTGATTATCTACAATAAAACTAAACATGAAACCTACTGAAAATTACGAACAACTCATTGAACGTTTTACAAAAAGAACTACTCAATTGTCTGCTAGACTAGCAGAAGTAAAAGAGGCACATGATGAGTACCTTAGAATTGAAAGAGACTTAACTAGGTTAGAGGGTTCTCTACAAGCAGTTGAGTATCTAGCATTTGGAAAGTTGCCTGGTGATGGTAACCATGGTGGAATGAAAGATCATAAACCTCAATGAGTGAATCTAAAGAACGTATCATTAAAAGGATGGAAGAACTAGCTATCCTTCTAGGTGGTAAGATGACGAAATTGACTAGAGCAAACTCTATGGGAAAATCATCTAAGGTTATTGAAATTGAATACGACATTGAAGTATGAAACTTACTCAAGAAATGATTAATCAAATCCAAGAACTCATGAACCATACTAAAAAAGATGGTACAATGAATTGGATTGATGGTGAAGAAATTGAAATCAATTTAGCAGGTACATTTGCTGCTGATAGATTTATTGTCATCAACAATAGATCTAAGAAACCTTGGGTTCCTGCTGAACCACATCCAAGATTTGATTATGAAAAAGGAGAGTTTATAAAAGATGAAGATAGCAATAATAACTGATCAGCATCTTGATGGACGAAAAGGAAACATCCATTTTTGGAACTACTTTCAAAAATTTTACGACAACATCTTTTTTCCAACTCTTGAAAAAGAAGGTATCAAAGTCGTCTTTGACTTGGGTGACACTTTTGATAACCGAAAGTCTATGGACTATAATACTTTTAACCGTGTTGATACTAATTA